TAAAAATTAATAGTAGTTCTTTATATATAGATTCAGATAGCGAATTTATTGCTTTTGGTGCTGGAGATGATCTCAAGATCTACCATGATGGAACAAATAGCAGAATTACTAATACCTCATCTAATGATTTTCTTCTTGACACTGCGGGTGATTTCTATATAAGAAATACAAATACAGAAAAATACATCAAATGTGAAGCCAATGGTAAGGTAGAACTCTATCATAATAATTCTTTGAAATTATTTACCCAATCTTGGGGAGCGCAATGTGCAGGTAATTTTTTACCAGATGGAGATAACTCTCATAATTTAGGTGCATCTGGTGAAAGATGGGCTAACGTCTATTCTGCTGACATTCATTTAAACAACACAGGAGCCGGCGGTAATGAAGTAGATGGTTCTGAAGGAAGTTGGACAATACAAGAAGGAGCTAATGATTTATTCCTTCTAAATAGAACAAACAATAAGAAGTATAAATTTAATTTAACAGAAATCACTTAACACCCAATGACACATATACTAGAAAAGATTGAAGAAGTGAAAGCTGAACTACAGCAAGTAGCTCAACAACATAATCAATTAGCAGAACAAAAGAATACTGCTGCCCAACGCTTCACTGAATTAAGTGGAGCATTGAAAACATTACAAGAACTACAGGAGGTTGATCCACATGGCTGAAAAAACAGCAGATGAAGTAGCAGCTATATTTTCAGCTGCAGGCGATAGCGTAACAGTTATCAATGGTAATAAAGCTGAAGGTGAAACAGATGCTGATTGGAAAGCTAAACTACAACGTAACGTAGATCATCTGGAAATTATTAAAGCATATAAGAAAGAAGACGATACAACATCTATCTGGACAAGTGAAAACTTTACTGCAATAGATGCTGCTGTTACTTCCGGTAAATCTAAGATAGCAGCTCTGTAGTGCATGTAAATCTACCCAAGGTTCCTAAACCTCTACCTACAATGGAGATCGAGTTTAAGCCACCTACAGCTCGTATTCCAGGGTATACACCTATGGTGATCCCTCCGAGTGATCTAGAGGCTCCTGAAGGGGTAGAGAAAGAGACTACAGAAGAAGCACCAGCTGCTCCTAAAATGGAGATACCTGTATTAGATATACAGATGCCATTACCTACTGCAGAAGTAGTAGCAACTGCTACCTATGCAGCTGTAGCAGCTGTAGCGACTACCACCCTAGCAACACCATTCTTTGATCAAATAAAGAAGAAACTAACTAAATTCCTACAAGGTAAGATTGATAAATGGAAGGAACAGCGGAAGAAAAAAAAGGACTCCTCGGAAAGCTGAAAGATGCTGCAGAGGATCAAGAACACCAAATCCAAATTCTTGGTACATTTGTTAGACTTGGTGTTGTAGTTTGGAGTGGATTTATTATTACATTAAACTATGTTGAAATACCTATGATTAAGAAAAGCCCAGGTGGGGACATCACTTTTCCTGCCAGTGTCTTCACTGGAGCACTTGCAACATTCGGTTTGACTACTGGTAGTAACGGTAATAATAAAAAGGAAAAAAAGGAAACATGAAGAAATGGCTAGTACTCTTATTACTGGCATCACCCACGGCAGTGAGAGCAGAATTAGTGACTCCCAATTTTACACAGGGGTCAATGAATTCAACAACGACAACGACCCAAGAGATCGTAGAGGAAATAACTACGACAACCTATGGGTCTGCATTAAACAAATGGTCTGGAGAAAACATCGTCCATACCTCAGCTTCCTCTGGAGGAATTGTAGATTCAGATTCAGTCTTTACAGTTCATACAGCTGGAGACCCTTTTACTCTAGAAGTAACAACAAGAGCAGCCAGCCAGGTACTGTCAGTAACAGCAATAGAAAGAGAAATCGACACTACTTCTACTACAGTATCCTTATCAGTCTTTTCTCAATAGCTCCAGTAAGAGCAGAAGAGAACAATGTAGCTAACCCAGTTGCAGCTGCGACAGGTAATGTAACTAACCAGGCGGTGCAATTCCAGAATAATGGAGCACCATCTAGACAGCATTACGGACCTAATATCAGCTGTAATGGAGCTACAATGACATTCTCGCCATTCTATATGGGAAATCATACTAAACCATGGGATATAGATGAGAATGGAATGAGACCCTCTAGTTACACTATGGCAGAGAACTGGGGAGGTCAAATTAACTTTATGGTACCTTTAGACCGTGAAGGTCTGAATAGGTGTCGTAGTATAGCAGCTAGACAAGAAGAGAAGATGAGATTAGATTATGAGTTAGTTAGAGTCCTGAAGTGTGCAGAATTGCAACAGAAAGGATTTATGCTACTTCCTACTTCCGATCTTGGTCATATGTGTAGTGATGTTATACCGATAGCTAAATGGGAAGAAGATGTAGAGAAAGCTGTTGAAAAGAAATTAAAAAAAGAATGTAAACCTATTCAAAACTGGAAACTATGGCAGAAACAGAAGTATCAGTGTCCTCCGAAGACACCAAAGAAGAAGTAAAAGAAGAACCTAAAGTTGAGGTAAAGGTTTCAAAGAAAGCCTCAACAAAAGCCACACGTGGCACACTCGACAAAGTTTAACCCTAACCCCCTAAATACAATGATCCTAATTATCAAGCCCATCCTTTTCGCCTTCTTGAAGTCAGACTCAGTA